CGCCCTCGCCGCCCGCGCCGCCCTCGCCGCCCGCGACGCCCGCGACGCCCTCGCCGCCCTCGCCGCCCTCGCCGCCCGCGACGCCCTCGCCGCCCGCGCCGCCCGCGACGCCCTCGACGCCCTCGACGCCCGCGACGCCCGCGACGCCCGCGCCGCCCGCGCCGCCCTCGACGCCCTCGACGCCCGCGCCGCCCGCGCCGCCCGCGACGCCCTCAACGCCCGCGACGCCCGCGACGCCCTCGCCGCCCTCGCCGCCCGCGCCGCCCGCGACGCCCTCAACGCCCGCGACGCCCTCGCCGCCCGCGACGCCCTCGACGGAGCCCGGCTAAGGTTCGCAAAATGGTGCATACAGGCCCGAGCTCCGTTTTGGTACAGTTGGGATATTTCGTGGCTTAGCACGACTGCCTTTGGTGCAGCGCAAGAGAACGACACTGCCGTTGCACTCTGGGCGAATCCCTTGCTCGATGCCTTCCTGGCAGGCTGCTGGTACCTCTTTTGGACAAAGGACACGCTCTACTGGTTGGCGAAGCCCGTAGTTCACGTCGACCGATCCAACGGTAACCGCAGGCTGCATAATGAGCGTCACGCGGCCATTGAATCAGACGTGGAGAACCTCTATTTTTTCAACGGCGTGATGGTGCCGGCGTTCGTGGTAGTGCGGCCGGATTGGATCACCATCGATCATGTCCGGCGCGAAGAAAACGCAGAAGTGCGTCGAATCATGGTCGAACGAATGGGATGGGATCGGTTCTGCGCCGCTGCGAAGATGAAAATCATTCACGCCGATCAACTCAAATCGCGTTTTCCAGATATTCCGGTCTCTGATCAGGTGGAAGCCGGTGAACGGCTTGTTACAAATTATCGCCGCGGAGTCGAAGAAGCGGAGCTCTTAGAGTCTGAGGAACTCAGGGACTTTGAAGACCGGCCCTTACGCTTCGTTCATCTCACCGATCCATCCACCGGGCGCCAGTACACCTTGCGTGTGCGTCATGACCATTCCCGCTGTTACGAGGCTGTGGGTTGGACTTTTGGTCGGACCGAGGCTGAATATAAAAAGGGTCGGTTCATTCGCCAGGGGGACGTATTTTTGAGGCCTTTGACTGGTGGCCCAACGTGGCAAGCTCATTCCTAGTCCTGCGCGGCTTTCAGCGTGCAAAACTTCAAGTACCACCGAAAGGGGACTTTTGTGAATCAGAAAAATGGAATTCCAGTAACCGCGAAGCGCATTGCGCTTCGTCCCGTGGCACTCGGCGAAGTGACCGGGCACCATCATAGTTTTATGTCGAATACGGAAACAGACGTGGCCGATCTCGTTGAAATGTATGAGGGCCCCGATGGGATGACCTACGTGCGGGTACTTGGGGAACCCGGTGATGTGTCTCTTGTGCACCAGGAGCACAAAGCCCACGTAGTTGCTCCTGGAGAATATAGCGTTCTAATCCAACAGGAAAACGCCGACTGGGGCGCGCGCCCAGTGATGGACTAATGACCGTCTGGGCTGAAGTCCCAGCAATGCTCGCCGTGACGCCGGATGACGCGCTCGATCGGATGAAAGCTGTCTGCAAGGCGCATTATCGGAAGTACAAGCACGGGCCAGAAAACGAGCGCGAGGACGCCCAGAAAATGTTCGATATGATTAAGGCCGAGCAGCGGCGGCGTCTCCTGGCACCGGCGCGGACTGCGTTGATCCAATGAGTGCTGTCATTCTCACCGAGCAAGACATTCGAGCATGCCCTTTCTGCGGGAATATTTCCGCATCGGTAACAGCTGAGGGAGAAAGCTCCCCGCGGGCGTATTTCGTGCAATGCGCGGCATGCTGGGCATGTGGACCTGCGGCGGGACAAGAATGCTATGACCGGGAGCGTGATAAGGCGCAACGAAGCAAGGCTATAGCCGCATGGAATGAACGATGCCACGATTGATTGTCACTGAAGATCTGCCGGACTGCCCGCGGTGTGCCGCGCCGGCCGTAAAGACCGGCGACCGCGATCGCCAGTGCAACTCCTGCGGGCTAACATGGGAGCGCATGACCGAGGACGACGAACTGGACGCCGAGGCCGACCAGCTGGTGCGCAGCCGGGCATTCAACGAGGAACACGGGCGCGCGAAGTCGATTTCCAAGTTTCAGATGAGGTGGTAAATGCGAGTGCACAAAGGCCGTCCTGGCCACTTTGAACGGATGAATCTGCGACGTCAGAAGGCGATCGCCGCGCGCCGGCGGGAGATGATCAACGCAGCCATGGCCGGCGGCCAGTCCGGCTTTGCGGTGCAGATCCGGATGGGCGCCGCGACTACTGGCAAAGTTGGGCTGCGCGAAGCCCGGCCGAGGGCGCGCTGATGCAGAAACCAGGGGAACTTCAGAAGCCCGTGAAGGCCGGCGTGTTGCGTAAGGACATGCCATCGTGCCCTGGATGTCACGCCTCGCCTGGGTTTCCCCATGCGCCGGATTGCACCTGGAAGATCGCGACGCGCGCACTCCAGAAGCAGGGACGCTGATGGCGCGCCGCAGCATAGCCAAGACGCCGGGCTCGCCGGCGACGGCGTGCCGGCCTGGGCTCACCCGGAACTCGCAGACGCTCTGTACGGCCTGCCAGCGTCGAGTCCAGTGGAACGGCGATCGTTGGATCCACCTCACCATCTATGCCCGCGGCATGCACGACGCCTTTCCGGACTTCGACCTGGTGGTCGAATCGGACGACCCGTGGCAGGCTGAGAAGCTGGTGCTCATGGAAGCGGAGGCATGATGCTCGCGGTCGCTAAGGAAAGAGCCATGAGGTCCGCTTGATGCTCGTTGCGGTTTTTGACGTTGCGGCTGGCCTGGTGGGCTTGGCCATTTTGCTTTATGCTGGCGCGCGCTGGGTCACCGGGAAGGGGCTCGCCGCCTTCGTTCTCTGGCTGATCCGCCGGTTCCCAATCCTGAGCGCCGACTACCGCGCGCGGCGGGTGAGGCGCCGGCAGATCTGCCCGGCATGCGGCAATTCCGAGAAAGTAACAATTCGGTGCGACTCTTCCACAGGTCAAGTGGTCTGTCAATGCCCAACGTGCCTTGCGATGTGGGCTTATAATCCAGTCGTGCGACCGGACGTGTGGGCGAAACTGCCCAAAGTGGAGGAGTAGCGTATGTCAGAAGAGCACGTTTTGATCAGGTCAGAACGACTCCTGGAGCAGCTTCTCCGCGAAATGCGTGCCGTATTGCGCGAGGTCCGCGCAATCAGGCGCGAGGTCGCTCCGCACAAATTCACCTTGCAACTAACTCTGTATACAGGAGATGGTATGTCCTCACCAGTACTTCCGATCACTTCACTTCCGCTCGGCGGCAGCGCGCAACTCGTTGCCCAGCTCCTCGAAAACGGCGCCCCGTACGTGGTGCCCGCAGGAGCCCCACCCTACACCTTCTCTCCCTCGGTCAGCTCGGACGACGCGAACATCACGATTGCGCCGGCAGCGGTCGACGTGACCGGCGGTCAGGTTCCGCTGGTCCAGCAGTTCCTCATCACCGATTCGACGAATGACGCCGTCGGCACCCCCGACGACATCACCGTCACGGCCACGGCCCCCGATGGGAGCACGGTGACCGAGACGGTCGCTTTCACGATCGGCGAACCGAACCCCGTGAACACCTTCGGCCTGTCGCTGGCTTTTTATCCAGCGCCGAACGCACCGGCTGCGGCGAAGAAGTAAACTGGCCTCGCCCCGTGCAATAGGAGGAGACCGGAGAGATGAGCAGCAACCTTGTCAAAACGATCGTCGACGCTTTCTCTCCGGTTTTCCGCCCTGCTGGCAATCTGATCGACGGGGTTCAGCCCGGCTCCTGGGCGAGCCCTCAGAATCCCATTCGACCCACGTTGCAGCTCGGCGTCGGGCTCCGGCAGTGGGACTTCACACCTGGCATCAACCTGCAGTTCACTCCTCGCGGCGACGTCGCGATCAAGTTCCCCCAGCTCTGGAACGTCTCGAACTCCTTCGACCTCTGTCGGCTGATGATCGAGACCCGGAAGGACCAGGTGGTAAACCGCCCCTGGGCTATCCGAGTCAAAGCGCAGCCTGGTGAAACGAAGAAGGCCGCAGCCGATCGCAATCTGAAAAATGCTAACGTCGCCAAGGTCACGAGCCTGCTGAAGTTCCCCGACGGCGTGCACAGCTTCGACCTTTGGATCCGGATGTGGCTCGAGGAACTCCTGGTCTTTGACGCCCCGACCATCTATCCTATGAAATCAATCGGCGGCGACGTGCTCTCTCTGCGCCTGGTCTCGGGTGCTACCATCACGCCTCTCCTCGACCAGTTCGGCTTTATCCCCCAGCCCCCCTCGCCGGCCTACCAGCAGATCATTCTGGGGATCCCCACAGCCAACGTCGCCGCCTCGGCTGCCGAGAAGAAGTACTCGGTCGACCAGCTCATTTACTCGCCGCGGAATCCTCGGGTCAACTCCCGCTGGGGCTTCGGGCCGGTGGAGCAGATCATCACGACGCTCTCGATCGGCGCGAACCGCCAGCAGTTCTTGCGCGATTACTACGTTTCCGGCAACGTTCCCGAGGGCCTGCTGCCCATGCCGGACGGCTGGACAGCCCAGCAGATCAAGGACTTTCAAAAGTGGTTCGATTCCATGCTGGCCGGCAACCTGAAAATGAAGCGCCGGATGATCATGGTCCCAGACGCGAAGCACGAGCCCGTGATGACCAAGCACGAGGCGCTGACCGACGTCACCGACGACTACCTGATCCGGGTGGTTGCGTACGCCTTTTCGATCTCGCCGCAGAACCTGATCAAACAGGTCAACCGGGGCACCGCGAAGGAATCCTCGGATGTCGCCCAAATCGAGGGGCTTGAACCCTACCTGAAGCACATCGAGAATGTCATAAACGGCCAGGTGATCGAGCGCCAGATGAAGCTCGACGACGTCGAGTTCGCGTTCCTGGATGAGCGGGAAATGGACCCCGTGAAGCAGGCGACGGTTGACGGCATTTATCTCAAGAATCTGGCCTACAGCATCAACGAGATCCGGGAAGCCCGCGGCGACGATCCACGGCCCGAGGCACAGGCCAATGAGCTCGGTACCATGACGCCCAGCGGCTGGATGTCCATCGCGCAGGCCCTAGCTGCGAAGCCTGGGGCTGGGCCCGGAGAAGATGAGGACGAGGACGAGCCCCCGATTGATGCCGCGCGGCCGGCCAAGGTCCGGAAGATCGCCGCCATGAAGGCCCGTGCTGGGGATCTGACCCCCCGCAGCCGGCAGGCCAGGAACGACTTCGCGCGCCAGCTGAAGAAGTTCCTGGCTGATCAGAAGATGCGGGTCTCGAAAAAGGCTGCGCAGGAGTTCGGCGCTTACCTAAAGGTTTCACGTGGAACACTTTATAAAGACGCCGATTCGACCGAGGACCGCGACCGTCGGCTCGCCGAACTAATCTCTTTGCTTGGCTGGGACTATGAGACGCTCTACGGGCTCTCAGCGCCCTACCTCGAGGTTGCAGCCCAGGAAGGTGTGCATGCCGGCGCCTACCAGGCCGCGGCGAACCTGGGGGCCTCACTCCAGAGCACGCTGGCCGACGCGCTGCCGAAGGCAAAGCAGGCCGCGGACGAGCGCGCAGCCCAGATGGTCGGCTTTGATCTTGAGGAGGACGGCTCGCTCACGGAAGCCACGGCGCCAGCCTGGGCGATCTCAACCACCGCGAAGGACAGCGTACTGGCGACCTTGAAGCAGGCCGTCGCCGAGGACTGGACGCCCCAGCAGCTCGAGGCGGTGCTTCAGGCCAGTGTGGTCTGGACGCCCGAGCACGGGGAACTGATCGCCGACAATGAAATCGCCCGGCAGCAAACGTTCGGCCACCTCAACGCGTGGCTGACCTCGGGAATGGTCCTCGAGTACCAGTGGACCGTCATGGACCTTGGGTGTTGCCCGCTCTGCGCCAGCTTTGCGATGCTCGGTCCGGTCCCAGCCGGCTACGAGTTTGCCCCCATGATCTACGCGCCTGGTGCGCACCCTGCCTGCCGTTGCTGGTTGACCGTCACGAAGATCGCCGGAGAGGACTAATGGCTGCTCCCAAAGCCCTGCACGTTGTCGAAACCTGTCTTGTGAAGGATGTCGAGACCACCATCGATCGGTTGGACGAGGCTGATTACGAACTTCACGCCATGAGCTCGCACCAGGTGGGCTCTGGCTTCGGGGCCTTTGTGGAGGCGCTCCTGGTCTTTCGGTTGCGCGCGTCGGAAGCCAAGAACGGCAACGGCAATGGCAACGGTCACCGCCGAAAGATGATTGCCCCTATCCTATCCCCCAAAAAAGGCGCTTGACACAAGCAACGCCGGACGGTGGTTGATGGAACCGACAGAAAACAAACAACAACAAAGGTCGCTGACTTTCAACGAGGACGGGTCGATCGACCCTGCCCAGCTCGAGGGCATGCCCCAGGACCTGATCGATCGGGTCACGGATCCGGAGTTTCGGGAGCGCGCTCGGGTGGCAATCCTTGCCGAGAAGGCGCGCGCTTCGTTCTACCGCGGTGCCAGGGTGATTCGGGATCAGGCCGCAGCCGAGGCGGTCAGTCGGCGCCCCCGAGGCGTCAGTGGGCGGCAACGAAAGCGCCTGCGGCGGATCGCCCGCCAAATGGGCGTTTAATGCCCCGTGCTACGATTTACTTCGAAGCGGGAGGTATTCCCAATGCAGCAGATCAACTTTCGGGCTCCGAACCCAGCGCAGGGCGGTGATCGTCTTTCCGCAATTCAGACCGCCGTCTATCTGGACGAGGTCAACCATCACGCCGCAGCTCTTTACACCAAGGCTGGCGCGATTGTTCCGGGCGGGAAAGCCTTTTTGAAGGCCGGTAAGGTAGCGGCGATGACCCTCGCCCAGCCCGCCGCCGGCTCGCAGATCGATAACGGCAGCGACGGCGCGACCATGAAGATCATCGCCCTCGATGCCTTTCGGTACACCGTGCAGACGGCGCCCAAAGGCATCAATGGTGAGGCGGACCTGGTTACGTTCGGCGGCGATGTCGGCGACTCGATCACTTTCGATGCCTTCGGCGGTGGCTGGTACGTGAGCGCCGAGGACCTGATCGGCTGCACGCTGTCGATCGCCCCGGTCGAACCCACGCCTGCGGCGACGCCAGCCGCAAAGGGCGCCATCAAGCCCGTCGCTCCGTTCGGCGGCTATCATTCGATAGCTTCGTTTATTCGGTAGCATTGGGGGTCATCCGCGTGGGATGGGTCTCACTGGTGGCTCACGGGGTACGCGCAATGAAGCTCCAGAAATTTGTTCCGTTGACCAAGATGGAAGAGCAGGGCGACGGCTCGCTCAACGTTTTCGGGGTGGTCACGGCCGAGCAGCCGGACCTCGAAAACGAAGTCTGCGACTACGCCGGCACAAAGCCCTATTACCAGGCCAAGGTCACCAGCATGTTTAAGCTGACCTCGGCTGTCGAGGGCATGGAGCCCTCGATCATGCCGATGCGCGAAATGCACCAACTGATCGCCATCGGCGCGGGCCGGACCATCGAGTTCGACGATACCAACAAGACCATCAAAATGGGCTTTAACGTCGTCGAGCCCGTTGCCATTCAGAAGTTCAAAAAGGGAGTGCTCATCGGCTTCTCGCAGGGCGGCGCCTATGTTGGCGACCTGGTCCCGGATCCGGTGCACAAAGGCTGCAAACGGTACGTCGCTGACCCGGCCGAAGTTTCAGCAGTAGATTCTCCCTGCCTGCCCTCGGCTCTGGTCGAAACCATGAAGGGCCGCACCGTCGAACTGCGGAAGTCGAACGGCACGACTGAAGCTGTGGCCCTGGCCATCCCGGCGGCCGGAGAGCTCCGCATTGAGAAGATGGAGCGCCAACTCGGCTCGCTGCTCGAACTCATGAAGGAGAAGAAAACCAAGACGGTCGACGGTGTCGCCCTCACCGCGGATTGTTTTGCGCACGTCGGGGATCCCGAGGATACGTCGACCTGGAAGCTCCCGATCAAGTTCCCCGGCGACGACGAAAAGACGAAGTCGCATATACGCAACGCCCTCGCCCGTTTTGAGCAGACCGAGGGCATGAGCGTGGATGAGAAAGCCAAGGCAAAGAAAAAGATACTGGCTGCTGCCGAGGCGCACGGCATCGAGGCATCGGAGGCCGACAAGGCCGCCATCGCGCGCGCCTGTGCTAAGATCGCTTTGAAAAAAGGGATGTACGAGGTCGGGTGGTTGGCTGACCTCCTCGAAAGCCTCCATTGGCTCTGCCAGCAGACCGAATTCGAGCGGGAAATGGAAGGCGACGACAGCAAGGTACCCGAGGGAATGCGGGAGGCCTGGCTGGTCCTCCTCGCCGAGTTTAAGGACATGGCGACCGAGGAAGCAGACGAATTGGCCGCGCAGGGCGGCAAAGGAGCAAAGGCGATGAAGATCACCGATCAGGCCGGTCTCACCAAGGCAGCGAAAACGATCCATGAGCACCTCGAAAAGCACATGGAAATGCACAAGGCCCTTCACGAAAAGCTCGAGGGCCAGCTCGCCAAGGATCACCCGATTCTGAAGGCGCACCAGGCGATGATGGATCACTGCGAGAAGTGCATGAAGGCCGCCAAGGATGCCGGCGCGGGCGAGGAGCCCGAGGGCGATGGAAAGAGCGAGGCCGAGAAGGCTGCGCAGATCGCCGCCGATGCCGCCGCGGATGCCGCCGACCCGATCACCAAGGCGGTTACGGCTGCCCTGGGTCCGATCCTGGTCAAGGTCGACGCGCTCGAGAAGAAGATCGCGACGACGCCTGCAGCGCAGACGCTGCCTCATACCGGCGCCGGCGTGGTTGAAAAGGGCCTCACGGTCGACGAGCAGTTCGGCGAACTCATCGCCAAGTAACGGTTTTTGCAGGACGCGCTCTCCCAGCGCGAGTGACGAATTCACACCGCCGGTAAAGGAGAATACCCATGCACCCTTCGGCGGTGTCAGACGGCTGGAATGGAATTTCGCAGGCGCAGTTTTCTCAACTGGTTTCAAAGACCGACATGGGGCGCATCGAGCGCCTGGTCTCTGAAAACGGCGCGGACGCCTGGCGCCGGTTCGTGAAGATGCACGGCAAGTCGCTCGTGAAGGAGTCGACGACCACCGGCATCACCACGGGCCTGGGCTTGAACTTCATCGATCTCCGGGCGCCAGCGTACATGCTGGACCCGATCTTCGCCCACATCCGGAACACCACGCCCCGCTGGGATAAGGTCAACGCCGGTTACGGCGTGCAGCCGCAGTGGAAGGCCGTTGTGGCCATCGATGCCGCCCAGCAGTTCCCCGGCGTCTCCGAGGGCAACACGAACTCGAACGGCCAATTCTCCTCGCTCAATTTCAGTTCGCCTTACGTGACCCTCGGCACCGATGACTTCGTGACTTACGAGTCGATCTCGGCGTCCGAAGGCTACGAAGATGCGCTGGGCGACGGGAAGATGTGGCAACTGCTCCGGTTCATCCGGCAGCAGGAGCGCAGCTACATCGGCGGCGCCGGAACCACGGCCTCGAACGGTGCGCTGCAGATCACCACGACCAACACCCCGACCGGAGTTCTGTCCTCGCTCAACAACGCGAGTTACGTCACCGGTGTGCTTCCGGTCGGCTCCTACGCGGCGGCTTACGCTGTGGCGCTCAACTACCGCGCGGCCATCAATCCGAACAACACGGTTTCGCTCGGCATCACGACGCAGTATCTCCGGACCAATGCCGACGGCTCCTCGGATGTGATCAACGGCGGCACGGCGATCGTCTCGGCGGCTTCGAACGTGGTCGGGCCTACGGTCTCCGGAACCAAGACCGTGACCTTCTCATGCACCCCGCAGGCTGGTGCCTGGGGCTACGCCTGGTTCGTGGAAATCAATACCAACACGACCTTCACCCCGGCGGCGGCGAGCGCCAAGCTCACCGCGATCACGGTCGGCAATTCCTGGGTCAACATCTACGGTCAGACGCAGGGCACCCAGACCGCGGCTTATGCGGGTTCGGGCGGCTACGCTGGCTTCGCCACCGACCTCTCGACGAACCCGCTCGACATGGACGGCATACTGACCATCGCCTCGAACACGGCCTACATGACCGGCTTGCCGGTGCCCACGTTCAACTTGAATTCCTTCGGCACCGCGATCGGCTCGAACGGCTGGAACAACCACGGCGCCGGGCTCACCAACGGCGGCCTGGTCGGATCGATCACCGAGATCGACTCAGTCCTCTTCCAGATCCAACAGGCGGCTTTGACCGGCCCGACGAAGATCTATCTCTCGACGGACCAGGTGCCTGCTTTCCGGTCGGCTTTCATGGTCGGCTCGAGCAGCTCCACGGCGATCAACTATTTCTTCCCGAACGGCGGCGACAAGGGCGACGGATCCGGGATCTCGGTCAATGGCCGGGTGGCTCAGTACCACAACATCTTCGGCCTGCCTGGGGGTGAGTTCGTCGACGTGATCCAGCATCCGTACTTGCCTGCTGGCACGATTCTGTTCGACGTCGACAAGCTCCAGGAGACCTATGCGAACTCTCGCCTCGGCGAAACGCGCGGCGTCTTTGTGCGGCGCGACACCTACGGCATCGAGTTCGCGCAGACCAGCCGTAAGTATCCCTTCGGCGTATTCTCCGAAGAGGTGCTCGCGGTTAAGACGCCAAACCTCATCGCCTTCATCACCGGCCTGGGCAAGTTCGGCGCTACCAACGTGTTCTAACGAGCGGAGGAGTGTCGCCACCGGCGCGGCGCAAATCCAGGCCTGGGGTTGGGAGACCCCAGGCCACCCTTTTCTTAGGTGAACGATGGGTGCTACCGTCATCGACCTCACGACCGTCGCGGCTGTGAACGCCATACTGGCGCAGAGTCCGACGGTGGATGCGGCGCTCATTCAAACTGAGATCACCGCCTACTCGCAGAACATCCTCACCAGGACCGGCCGCGGGTTTCTTTCCGGCGTGCGCAACTACGCCGAGCGCTACAACGGCAACGGCTCGCAGGAACTGCCGGTCCGGAACTATCCCATTTTGGCCATCTCCTCGGTCGCAGTGAACGGGATCGCCATCCCAGCCAGCCCCGACTACCTGCAGTCCGGCTACGCGATCGACACTGAGGGCTCGATCTGTAACATCGCCCTGATCTCAAACGGCGCGGGTGGCCTCGCCGCGGCGCCCGACGACCGTTGGGGAGTCCGGCCTGGTGGTTGGGGCTCCTACGGCAATGCGCCGCCTTTGGGTTACTCCCCATTTGTGTTCACCCAGGGTATTCAGAACGTCGCGGTGTCTTACACCGCCGGCTACACCATCGAAGTTCCAGCCGAAGCTCAGGCGGTTCCGGCCACCCCTGGGCCGTACACGGTCGCGGCTACCAACGGGGCGACGTTCTATGCCGATCGGGGAGTACTTCTGGCAGACGGGACGCCCCTGACCTCTAGCGGGGCCAGCGCGCCCGCCCCAGGGCAGTACCAGCCTCCGCAGACCGGTGCGCTGCCCGCAGGGGTCTATACCTTCAACGCAGCCCAGCAGGGCGCTTCCGTGCTCTTGGCGTATGCCTACGGCGCGCCACCCTTCGATCTCCAGGAGGCCTGTGCCCGGCTGGTGGCCCAGATGTACCGCAAACGGGCCTGGATCGGCCAGGACTCGCAGGTTCAGCCTGGAGTGGGCACGACGGCCTATTCCAAGATGGAAGTGGAACTCGGCACCGCCATGACCATCGAGCGCTACCGGATGAGGTTCCTGCCTTGATTCTGCGCTATACGATCAACAGCGCCGAGGTTTCAGAAGCGCTCGCGGCGAAGGGCGACCGGTTGATCGAGGCGCTGGCTGAAGCCATGGGCCTGGCCGGCGAGTCGCTCTACGAAGCCATCATGTACAACATGACCGGGGGCATCATCCAGGCGCGCACCGGGCTGCTCTCCTCTTCGGTCGTGCTGTCGCCAGTGATCACGGACGGACCGAGGGCCACCGTTTTCTGCGAGATCCCTGACGACGGCTCCTTCGAACACTTGGTGGGCATGGTCCTCGAGTTCGGGGGCACCCACGCTTACGAGATCGTGCCCCTGATGGATCGCTTCGCCGAGTTCCTGGGGCCGAGCGGCGAGTTCGGCAAGGAATCGATGCATTCAGCTGAGGAATCGGTTGCGCTGGCCGAAGGGCGCTTACCGCGGTCGCTGGCCTGGGTTGGCGAGGGCGGCGGCATGATTTTCAGGAAGCGCGTCAATCATCCACCCTCACGGGAGTTTCGCTATATGCGCACGTCGCTCGATCAGGTGCGCGAGACGGTGCGGTTCCAAATTTCCGATGCTCTGGCTGGAGTACTCGCAGAGTAGAATGGCTTCGACGTGAGGAACATCGACCAAAACGCGGCTTTAGTCACCGAGGCGGCCGTCGCCCTGGCCGCGCGGCTCCGGGACATTGCAGTCACTCTCGAATCTGGGCAGACCGTCGCGGCCGTTTTCTTTACGCGCGAGACTGAGCGCCGCGGGGGCCAACTCCGGACGGCCATCGAAGTTACCTTGGTGGAGGAAATCCATTGAAAAACAGTGCGTATGACGTGGCAGTTCCGGCGGGGAATAACGGTTTCCGGTTCAGCATGGACTACGAAAAGGTCATCGCTTCGCTCGAACGTGTGATTGAGGGCGTCAGGAAGGGCACGCTTGTTCCACAGCGGGCTTCTTTCAAGACGACTGCGAAGGACGATGAATATCCGATGACCCATGTGCACCTGGTGTTTTACGACAAGGATCCCGAGTCATGATGACTGCCAGCGAGACGATCTTCCAAAACCTGTATAACCTGCTCTCGCAGGCCCAGCTCCTGGTGGGCGGCGTACCGACGGGCCCGGCAGTCTTTCAGAATCCCACCGCTACCGGCCGGCGCATGCCCCAGCGCGACGCCATCACGCCGGCGATTCTGCCTGGGCTCTGGATAATGGAAGGCGAACAGGACGTGGTCGAGAACGCGATCGCGCTGCCTAAGTATGAACTCCACGCCGCAGCGATCGTGCTGGCTGAGATCACCGGCGGCCAAGACCAGATCGCCTCGAGCCAACTCAACGGCTTGCGCGACGCTGTGCTCTACCAGATGCAGCAGCAGACGCTGAAAGCCGACGGCGTGACCGTGATCCCGCTCCTGGGCGGCCAGAAACAGACGCTCGGGGGGGTTGTGTATCATGCAAGAGTGAAGGGGCGGATACTCCTGAATGAGGGCCTGCAGAACAACCGGAGCGCCCTGGTTTTTCCGATCTCGATTTTAAGTGGGCAGTAGAATGGCGGATATGGACAGCGACGGCCCCAAGCCCGTTCCGGTTTATCCAGGGCAGAGTTTCACGCCACCGGCGCCCTTGTCGGATGCTGAGATCGAACTCATTCACGCTGGTTTGGCAATTCCGAGTGCTGCGAACATCCACAGCATGGCGCGCGAAATTCGCAAATGGCGCGGCGTGCCCGACCCGGACGAGATTTAGGGCTGAGACCCTGATCCTTTAACTGCGCCTCCCAGCGCGAAACATCGCCGGCCAAGGAGTTACACCATGCAGCTTCCTGGTTTGATGTTTGGATCCGGCGTCGCCCTCGCAGCCCCCCAGCCCAGCTCTGGAAACCCGGCCCCCAACCCGACGCCCATGGCGCTCGGCGTCCTTCAAAACATCAAGCTCACGCTCGGCGCCGACATCAAGTCGCTTTATGGCATCGATCAGTGGGCTGTCGACACCGCGATCGGGAAGCGCTCGATCAAGGGTTCCTTCGAGTTTGCGCAGATCTCAAACCTGCTGATGAGCCAGCTTTTCTTCGGCGATGAAACGACCGCCGGCGACGTGGTCACAACCACGTACCCTGGCGAGGCCCACACTGTCCCGGCATCGGTCGCTTACACTGTTACCGTGACTAATGCCGCAGACATTCCGCTGATCGATTACGGCGTGACCTACGCCAACACGGGAATCGCGCTCGTAGATGTCGGCAGTGGTGGCTCACTCACTGCGGCCGGCCAGTACAAGGTCAATCTGAGCACGGGCGTATACACCTTCGACGCGGCTGACGCGAGCGCGTCGATTTTGATCAACTATTCCTGGACGCCGGCTTCGCCGGCAGGCACGACACTCTCCGTAGCAACGCATCCGATGGGCTGGGGTCCGCTTATCGCCTTGAACCTGGTCTTTCCGTACGAGGGCGGTGGCCTTGGTTTCTACCTGCCCAATGTGCGCCTCGGGAAGATCGACATCGCGACCAAGCTCGAAGATTACACGATGTACACCACGGACTATGAAGGCTTTGCCGGCCCGAACGGCACGCCCTTCGTGAGTTACCAGGCCTTCTAAAAGATGCCCCGAAAGTCGGGCTCGGCGATTTCTGCAGAGGAAACCGAGCCCGACGTGTTTTTGCTTGCTTTCCACATCGGCTCGACTATGATGGGACGGAACCGTGCGGGCGAGCGGGGACCGCGGCCGGCTTCCAGAGTGCCCAGTCGGTCGTGGAAGCGGGTCCGCACAGTTCCCCGAAAGCAGGGATTATGCAAAAGTCAGTCAAGATCGGGCCGGACGATATCGTCCTGGCCACCATCACCGTCGGCGCCCTCGAGGAGATCGACCTCACTGGAAAGACAGGGCGCAAGTTCAACACCGCAATGATCGCCGCCGCCATCCTCGCTTCTGGCGATAAAGAGCACGGCAACGAGGCCTGGGTGCGCGCGCAGCTGGCCTTCAATCCCGAGGGCGGCGTCTCCGATTTTCAGAAGCTCCTCGATGCCTGTAACGAGGTGAATGGGTTCAAGCCCGCGGTTCCGGAAAAAAACGCGCTGGCGCCGGCCGCACCGGCAACCGCAGCAGTCGAGTAGATCTCGAATACATCTTTGGCTCACTGGCGCGCTGGCACGGGATCCCGCCGGACCAGGCGCGCCGGCTCCTGCTCACTGACTTCTGGATGCTCGACTCGTTCATGACAGCCCATCCACCAGCCGATATTCTGGTGGCTGCCTACCTCGGCTACAAGGCTCCGAATCGCGACGGCCGCCGGGGCAAGACCTCGATCCGGGAGGCTGCTAGGATGAATTCCGAGGCGCTTTCGAAGATGCCGCCGCGCAGGAACGTCCGGAAGCTGGCCGACATGCCGGCGTTCCTGCGCACGCCTGATCAGTTGAAAATGATCGCGGATATGGAGCGGGAATGGCGGACGAACTCCGAGTAAGCATTACGGCCGATGCGAGCGGCGTTGGCCCTGCAGTTGCCCAGGCCACCGCGGCTGTCGAGGCCTCTGCCGATCAGATCGCCGCCGCCCAAGCCAAAGCCACGGCCGCAACGAAGGCCCTCACCGAAGCCCAGATCCAGCTCGGCGCAGCGGCCGAGGGCGACTCGGCCGCAGCCGCCGCGATCATCGCCGAATACGCCGCGGCGAGTTCCGCGGCCACGGCTGCAGTCGATGCGCTTACCGCATCTCAGGAAGCCAACACAACCGCGACCGTTTCGAACGCCGCCGCGCAGCGCGTTGACACCGCGGCCACCTATAGCCATTCCGAGGCGATGGGCGCTGCTAAGGTCAGCATGGGCGCTTTAACCGGCTCGACCCACATGATGGAGATGGGCCTGGCAAAACTGGCCGCCGGTTCATCGGTAGTCGGGCCGATGCTGGCTGCGATGGTTCCGGTGGCCCTCTTCGCTGCCGGCGTGTTCCTGCTCTACGATCTTGGGCAAGCGCTCTACAATGCCTTCGACCTTGGCGGCGAGCGCGCGCGCAAAACGGCTGATGAAATTGAGTCGGCGAACGTTGCCTTCCGTTCGTTTATCGATTCCACCGACGTCGAGATAGACAAACTGCAGATTGCGAACGCGAAACTTGAGGGGAAACCGGCCCCCAACGGTATGAAGCTTGCGATCGACGAGGCGCTTGAGGAAGCCGACAAACTGGACGCGAAGCTCGAGGGGCTGCTCGGCAAGGAAGAGACGATTTTAAAGGGGATGGCTGGCAGCATTCCCCAACAGCTGCTGGGCACGGGGAGCAGCGATAAATACGAAGAGACAATGCTTTCTGAGCATCGGCGCCACCTGGCCGAACAGACCAGCACCCAGGGTGAGCTCAATGAATCCGTCTCTTACTACAATTCCCTGCTCACCAGGGAAGGCGATCTGCAGCGGCAGATGGATGCGGCGATCACGGCTCCGGGGCGTCATCGCTTCCAGGCGGAACTCGATGCTGTCGGGGAACTGCTCGACCTTCAAGGCAAAGAGCAGAGGTCTATTCAGGCTTCTATTGATCTTCAGAAGCTGCAGGACGAACACGGGAACCCGGCCCAGCCGAAGGGTGTCAAGACTGTCTCGGACAATCTTCCCGAGCAGATCGCCAAGGCCCAGATCGACGCTGCGCATGCGGCCGATGCGGAACTGGCGCCGCAGCAGGAAATCGTCGCGGCGATGGATAAGCAGATCGAACTAAACAACTTGAAGGCGCGATTCTCAAAAGAGGGCACCGCTGCCGAGCGGGAGACCCTGCGGGTCATGGAGAATCAGATCGCTCTATCGCAGGCCAAGGAGAAGATCGATGCGCTGGGCCGGGAGCAACTAAATCGAACTTTTGAAGAAGAGCAAAAGGCCCAGGCTGAAGCGCAGCGGCGCCAGCAGGAGCAGGCGCGCGCGGCTCTGGAGGAATCGAATCGCGCACGCGCAGAGCAGGTCTCCGCAGCTCGCGAGACCGCCGCGGCGACGATCGAGGCCGCGAATCAGGAGTTCGAACGCACTCAGATTGAAATCCGCGGGCAGGAAGAGCTCGGTCTGATCTCGCACCGGGTGGCCCAGCAGCGCCTCCTCGACGCGCTGAAGCTCCGGGAGACCACGACCCAGGGCGCGCTCAAAACCGAGCAGGGCCTGTTTAATCCCGTCACTGGTGAAAAGGAGGCCACCGAGTACAAAAAGCTCGAGGATCAGATGACCAAGGAGGCCCAGCGCGCGGCGCTCGAGCGGGAACGGATCGTGCAGCAGGAAGCGACGAAGATGGAGCAGGTCTACAAGCGCGTCGCTAACGAGTTCAACACTGATTTTACGCGCGCCTTCAATGAATGGGCGACCAAATCGCAGACGGCTGGGCAGGCTTTCGGGCACATGCTGGGCGATATGGAACTCCAGGTCGCTGACTTTGCAGCAAAGTGGATCCTCCAAAAGGTCGAAATGTGGGCTATGTCGAAGTTGCTCGACGCGACCGGCTACGCGACTCAGTTCGCCATCCAAAAGAGCGCAAACGTCGCCGCGGTGACGAGCGATGCCGGTGTTGCCGCAGCGGGCGCGATGGCCTATTACTCCGCGATCAATCCGCCGGCCGCCCCGGCGATGGCCGCGCTGCAGTTCGCCGAGACCATGAGTTACGCCGTGATGGACACCGGTGGCATGATGCCGCACATGGGCATGGCCTTCAACACGTCCGGAAGCGTAGAGCGGGTGCTGTCACCCTCGCAAACCTCGAATTTCGAGAGTCTGGTGAATAACGGGGGCAGCCGGTCCGCGCACCTACACCAAACGAACAACTACGGGGGCGCGCCCACCAAGGAAATGCACGAGGCGCAGACCGCGCACACCATCAGCCGGTTAAAGTCCATGCTCAGACCTGAAGCTTTTGCGTGATTTATGGAACTTCGCGCCAGGTCCGCTTTCGAAGGAGGTTGCTGATCGTGGTCTGGTTAACGCCGAACTGATCGGCTAGTTCCTGTTGCTTGTATCCATCGTTGGTGAGACGACGGATTTCGCTGACTTGTTGTGCAGTAAGCTTGGAGTTAGGAATTTGCTCACCAGAAGCGTAGTTTCCTCGGCCCTTAGAGTTCATATCGTCCATGTTATTTTGATGAGTCCCGGTGAAGAGATGAAGCGGATTGACACAACGTCGATTATCGCAACTGTGAAGCACGCAATGGCCTGGTGGAATCGATCCGACCAATCGCTCGTAGATCACCCTATGTGCGAAGCGCTTCCTTTTGTCGCTTCCAAAACTGATGCGCGTGTAGCCATCTTGGTTGAGTCCGCGGTTCCTTTCAAGGCAGGCCGTGCTTCCAGCGTCCCTGTATTGACGCGCCTTTCGGATGAGTCGTTCGGCGACGTAGTAATCAGAATCCTGTTTTTTCCCGCTCATGTAATAACCTTAGCAGGTTTTTATGCGATTGGGGGTGTCTAAAAATGCCTTCATTGCCTGTATTTCCGAGCCTGCCTGGGCTCACGTACACCTCTCTGAAATCGCCCGGATTCAAGACCTTGAACGAGGAGGGCTCGAATGCCTACGAGGTCCGGTTGCCCCAATACACCAACGCGGTGTGGAAATGGCAATTAATTTTTGACTTCCTTCACGATTTTTACTGGGGCAGCTTCACAGCGGTGAGCGAACTCCGGACCCTGATGGGCTTTTTCAATGATCAGTACGGCAGCGCGGGAGCATTCTTGTACACGGATCCAGACGACAATTATGTCGGGCCAGCCCTGGTGCCGATCACCCTGGTGCCGAACGTTCCGCTTGCCCAGCTCGCTTTGGTTTCAGACGGCGTTGGCAACTATTACTCGCCGGTGCAGCGCACGCTCGACGGAGTGAGCTACGAGGACATCACCGACCTAAACGGCGCCATATCGGTATATCTTGATGGGACGCTGGCCACCGCCGGCAGCGGCGCCAATCAGTACACGCTCGAGGGCCCCGGCCTTGCGATTCCCGGTTACTCCTGGCTGGGAATGGTCCTCAAGTGGGGGCCCGGCGGCGTCGCCTGGCAGGCCAGCCACACCTATGCCCTGAATGCTGAAGTCCTCGATCCGGCTGGCCATATCCAGAAGGCGACGGCCGCGGCCTGGGCGCCCTCGACGGCGTACGCGCTCAACACGGAAATCGTCGACTCGAATGGCAACGTTCAGAAGGTGACGACGGCGGGCACTTCGGGATCCGGCTCACATCCGACCTGGTCAATGTCCGGCACGACCCCCGATGGGACCGGCTCGCTCGTTTGGACCTACCAGGCCAGCGCTGGTGGCAACGCGGGCGTATCGGGTTCAACCATTCCGGCTTTTAACGACACCAGCGGGAGCGCGCCGGATGGAACGGGCACGCTGGTCTGGGCAGATCAGGGCTACTATGCCGGTCCGGCGGCGCCAGTGACCGCGCAGTTCCACTTCTATTTCCGGGTCCGGTTCGACGCCGACTCGCAGGACTTCGAGAAGTTCGCCGGCATCGGCTCCTCGGCCGGTCAGCCACCAGCTGGGCAGGGCGGCGGCTATTGGACCGTCGGCGGCTCTGAATCGCAAAACGGGAGCGGGACTCTGGTGCTCCGAACTGCAAGGCCGGTGCCCCTGTGAGGCGCACGATCGGTGGCGACGGCTCGGACACGACGCTCGCGACCCAGGTCTATCTGAATTCGACCTCTAAGCCGATCATCCGGGATCTGATCATCATCGGGCCGCCCGAAAACCCGAACGCGCTCTATCTGACCAACCATGAGGCTCCGGTGCTCTACAGGCCCTATGGCCTCTTCCAGCCAGCCGTGGTTTCGCGGCCCGGCGTTGAGGCGAAGATTGGACTCGACGCCCAGGCTCTCGCGATCACCTGGACGCCTGGTGCGAGCGCGCAGGCCTCGCAAACGGCCAGCACGTCGACGGCATCTCCCTACCAACTGGCTGCGCAGCATTTCTACGACAATTGGCCCGTGCTGATCCTGCGATGTTTCATGCCCACGCCCGGCGACGCCGATACCCTCGGGTGCGCAGAGTGGTTCGGCGGCCGGATCCAGAACTGCAAGGTGGCCCGGAACAAACTGATTTTCAACACGAAGAGCTACGCCGACGTGCTGAAGCAGAAGGTGCCGTCGACCGTTGTAGAGGTCACGAACACGCTCGCGTCGACGGCCGCGGTGACGCTGCCAGCGGGTGACGCCTCGATTCCCGTTTTCAGTTGCATCCGGCCGTCGACGGAGACCTACATTGTCGCGGACTGTCTTTCCCCGGTCGGCGGCAAGATCTACTCCGGCAACCTCTTCTCGGGCGGCTATATGGTTTTTCTCTCCGGCCCTGGTGCGACCCTCTCGGGCGCCTGGTCCGCGATCGGCCAAAACGGAGAATGGACCGATGGGAACGGCAACCACCATTCCGAGTTCGTGATTTTCTCGCCTCTACCTTGGCCGCCGACGCCCGGTGTCGATACGTTTTATGTCTCGAAAACCGCCCCCATCAACGTCGGCGAGGAGGGCTACTATGGTTTCCCGTACGTGCCCAATCCCACGCAGGCGGTGTAACCGATGCATGAAGGCCAGACAGTCGACGGGCGCTGGGTCGAGATCAATGGAGAGCGGATCTGGATTTCATTTGGAGCCATCATGGGCCCCGAAATGATCGATCCGGAACAACGCAATCGGAAACCGGAGAAAAAGCATGAAGTCGCGGACTGAGGCTGTCGCAATCGCGCGCTCGTTCCTGGGCACGCCTTATGTCCTGGGCGGGCGGCTGAAGGGCGCCGGCGTGGATTGCGCAACGCTGCTCGGCCTTTACCTGATCGAGATCGGCGCGGCGCCGGCGGACCTCTGGAAAAACCTCGAGGGCTACCACCATGACTGGTTCCTTCACGATGCCAACGAGCGCTATCTGCGGGGTCTGATGCGCTTCGGCTTCGATGCTGCGCTTACCCTTTGCCGGGCCGACGCCGAGGCCCAGCCGGGCGACCTGGTGCTATTCCGGGTGGTACAGAGCAAGGTCTTTAACCACGGCGCGATCGTGACCGCCTGGCCGCACGGCGTGCATGCCGGCGCCGATGGAGTGCATGAAATCACGCTCACCACGCATAAGCTGACCGCCTTTCGGCCAATGGAGGTTTTCGATCCCTTCGCTAAGATGGAGCTTGGATCATGACCGCAACCTTCAAAAGCCAATCGGCGCAACGGCCCACCGCCATGGGCTCACTGCTCCAGGCCTCGGCCTACGGGGCAACGATCCCGATGGGATACGGGCAGACGCAGTCGAACCTGCTCGCGATCTGGGCGGCGAACTTGCGGCAGGGCGGCGGCAGAACGAAAAAGTTCAAACAGGCCAAAAAAGGCGTCACGAATTACTGCGAGTGCATCGACTTCCTCCTGGGGCACAATCCGATCCGCGGTGTGCTTCAGGTCATGAATAACGGGTCGAACACTCCGTTGGCTTTCACTGAGCAATCGTTCTCTCAGGCCGGCGGGCGGCAGTCGCTCACGGTCAGCGACTCAAACTTTTATTTTGTGATCGCCGTGACGCTGGTCGCGAGCTACAGTTTCTCGGTCGACGACTACGGCGGCCAGGGTCCGCAGACGCTCTCCGGCTCCTGGGAGATCCCGCTCTGGAACGAACTGGAGGTCGGGCCGGATCCCAGCGATCCAATGAGCTACCGGACCTGGCCTTTCTGTTATCGCTGGCAGCAGGGCATGGGCGCGACCCTTTATCTCGACGCCGAATCGTTTCCGGCTGGCACGGTCAAGGTCTACTATGCGCAGCTCACGGCGGCGACCTCGAATCAGTCTCCGATCGCACGGCTGGCCATGGCTTTCGAGCCCCAGCTCGGCTCGGGCGACGAGTACGCGAACGGCTTCAACTTGGCCCAGCAGATCGTTTATCCCCACTTCGCCGGCCTGCAGAGTTCAGAGCTCGACCTCGGATCTTCGGGTGCGATCCCGCAGCTCCAGCCCGAGGTCGCTTTCAAATGGGGCGTGTATCCGTCAGGCGACGCCGACTTTGTGGACATGATCGAGGACATCTACAAGTCCGGCATGGCCCAGGCTGCGATCGCGGCCGATACTTCTGTTCAGCCCCAGCCGGCCGCCACCCAGATGGAGCGGGGGCTGTCGAGCTATGACCTGCCTGGGACGATCCAGAAGAAGGTCGACGCAAGCGCCACCGCGGCGCTGCCCCCGATGATGTTCGACATGCCCAACGCCCAGGGGAACGTCCTCGTGGTCACGGCGACGGGCGCGGGCACGCTGGCCATCTCCTCGACCAACGGCGAGACGTGGACCCCCGTTTACGGAGCAAACATCGGCTACCAGGTCTGGTATGCCTACGCCGCGGGTGGCCCCAATACGGTTACGGTCACGGGAGCCTCGACGCCCTGGGCTATGGGAATCCTCGAGATCGGCGGCGTCGGAGCCTCGATCGGCGATTCCATCATGGTCAAGGTCCCTGGAACCGGGACAGCCACGCACGGGCCGTCTGAGGTCAACACGGCCACCGCCACCGTTGTGGACGGCGACGGCGCCATGGCTGTCAGCGGGATCTATCCCCCGTTCAACATCTACGAGGGCGTCAACGCTGTTTTGAGTTACGGCGGCGCGACCTGGCCTGGCTTGCCGGCAGGCGTAACCGTCACCGCCATCGAGCCCGTGGTCGGCTACGACCTCGACTACAGCGGAAGCCCAGGCAACCCGCTCGCCTTCAATGTCAGTGGCCTCGGGGTGGGCAGCTTTCCAAATGGAAACAGCACGTTCATCGGTGGCAGCATCGGAACGACCGAGCCGGACTTCAATGCCTTTGTCTGCAGCTTCCAATTCGAGGCGACTACCCAGCTCACCAACTACCTCGGCAGCTTCGGCTGCACGGTGTTCCTGCGAATCACTTACTCGACGCCACCCGGATACCTGGGCGGCGAGGCGGTCGACGCCGTGGCGACCTCCTCCAGCGGGCCTGCACAGGCCTCTAGCAGCGTCGCCGAAGGTTTGCCTGGTTACCTGCTGGCCATCTCGCTCTATCCTGCTGGGGGTGCCACAGCGGTGGAGGACCAGCCCCTCTGGCACGCGGTGACCCCGGTGAACTTCGCCGGCAGGTCGCCGACCACGTTCCAGATGCAAGAGCGCATCATCCATTCGCCTGGTGCCTTCGAGGCCGCGGGAGCGGGCGGCGCGCCGGCTTCGATCTGCCTGATCGCGATCAAGGCCACCGAGCCCGTTCCATACCCTCGGCCTCTTGGCGACTTCGTCGACGTGCCGTCCTTTGACCTGGTGCGCGCACAATGCCGGGCCAACGGGCTCTGGGGCTCCCTCACGATGAATTCGCAGTCGGCGGCGTCGGATTGGATCAAGACCCTCTGCAGCGCCGCCAATGCCGCCCCGGTGTTCCTGGGGGCGAAATTCTTCCTCTATCCCTACTCCGAGGTCTCGGCCGCCGGAAACGGGGCTTTTTACCAGGCGCCTTCGGCTGCGGGGCCTGTCGCAGATCTCGACGCCGACAAGGGCGATTTCCTCCTGGCTGATTGCCCGTCGATCGACACCGCGGTTCGGATCGACCTGCCGAACGTGCTTCAGATGCAGTGCTTCGACCGGAACGCTGATTATGCTCAGGTCACCATTCAGACCCCGGATCCGGCTTCGCTCGGTCTCTATGGGGTTCGGAAGGCCGATCCGGTCACAAATAATGCCATTCAGGATCCCTCGATCGCGCGAACCATCCTCGGCATCCAGGTTCGCCGGAATCAGTACGGCGGCGACGTGTGGACTTTCACGACGACAGCGCGCTGGTCGCTGCTGTCGCCGATGGACCTGGTCATCTTGACCGATGAGCTCCAGGGCATCACCGGGGTTCCGGTCCGGATCACGGCTTACAACGAGCAGGACGACGGCAGCTTCGCCGGCACAGCCGAGCCCTTCGTTTACGGCATGTGCGCACCCACGCTACTCACTGCCACGACGCCGGCGCCGAATCCGGTAAACACCCAGCAGAGCGCAGGCAATGCCAACCCACCCCTTATTTTCGAGCCCACGCCTGGCCTCTACCCTGGTGCCTCGGGCGATCAGCTCTGGGTTGTGGTCTCGAGCGCCGATCCGAACTATGGGGGCGCGCAGATATTCGTTTCGACCGATGGCGGAGCGAGCTACAATCCAGCGCCCGGTGGGCCCGGCGCCGATTCGAACGTCGTGATCGGCTCCGCAGTCACCGGCCAGGTGGTCACGGACTGGCCGGCTGCCAACGATCCCGACACCACAAACAACCTTGAGGTGGACCTCACCGAATCAAACGGGATCATCCAGGCAAATTCAACCGCGGTTGAGAACAACTTCGAGGTGCCCTGCTACGTTCAGAGCGGCGCAGTCATCAGCGAGGTAAACGGCGCCGCCGTCGCATCCGGGGATCCTTTGGCCACCGAGGTCGAGGGCACGCTTGTCGCGTTGGAGGGAACTCTCGAAATCAACGGCACGGCTGTCGCCGCGGCCGGGGATCCTTTGGCCACCGAGGTCGAGGGCACGCTTGTCGCGTTGGAGGGAACTCTCGAAATCAACGGCACGGCTGTCGCCGCGGCCGGGGGCGGTGGCTTCGGCTACGAACTCATGACCTACGGCGCGGTCATTCTGACCGGGCCGAGCGCGTACACGCTCGAGGCGACAGGCGTCGGCAACTCTTTGCGGCGTTCAATCTTCGATGCCCCCAGCTCGAGCGGGGTCGGCGTCGATCATCCCGCGGGCTCACGGTTCGCGGTGGTCGGACCGAATCAGGCTGGCATCCTGAAGATGACGATGCCGCCCGCCTACATCGGCCAGGTGCTCTACTTCAAGGTATGCACCTTCAACACGTTTGGGGCCGCCCTTCAGTCGCTGGGCGATGTGACACCATCGATCTACGTGCCCACCGGCGTACCGGGGGCAGCTTAAGGAGCGAACCATGAGCCTTGCAACGACAGCCAACCTAAACGCGACCACGCCGGCGGCGGCCACTGGCCTGCAGAACGTGGTCTTTGCCGACGACGCCGGTTCGCCCACGGTCAACATCTCGGCGACGGATCCGGTGATGGTCGGCGACACGGGAACGGGCGGCAAAGCTGGGAACGTGCCGCCGGCGCCTGCCGGATCCGCGGCGGCCGGAAAGTTTCTTAAGGCCGACGGCACCTTTGCGGTTCCGGCCGGGGGCGGCCTCGGGACGTTTGAGGACGAACTCATCACCATGACCGGCACATCCGGGGCCTTCGCCCATGCGCCGGCGACGCTGGTAGGATTGTTTTTGAACGGGCAACGGCTCACCACGCTGGGTCTGACCCCCGATTTCTCATATATCGGGACCGCCATCACCCTCACAACTGCAGCAGATCCTGGAGATCTCTATGAAGCGGTTTATTGGTATTAGCCTGCTGGTGGTCGCTGCGCTCGGCGCGCAGGCGCAGACCAAAATCAACCCGAACCAGATCAAGTGGCCCACTGGCTCGACGGGCTGCGTTTACTCGCCGCCGACGAATACCTGCGTTCCTAACGGCGCTGGGAGCGGCGGTCTGGCGGGGGTCAACGTCAAGACTGCGAGCTATACAGCCGTTTCCGGAGACAACGGCAAGCTGATCGTTTTCAACTGCGCATCCGCTTGTTCGCTCACGCTGCCTTCTACCTCGCCATCATCGACCTGGGCAATTGATGTGCAGAATATAGGCATCGTTCCCCTCGGCATTACGGTTCCTGGAAGTCTCACTCTCGATGGGGTTCTCGGTGCGGCCCAGATGAACCCAGCGATGGGAAGCTGGATCTGGACCGATGGCACTAACTACTTCACCGAGAGAGGCGCGGTGCTCACGCGCAGCAACG